GGAGACTAAAAAACATGGCAAACGCATATACAGATACCTCGAGCGGTTCGTTCGGTGGTACAGTAGGCGGCGCTGGTCTCGTACAAAAGGCGTATGACCGCCTTCTCGAGTTCGCTCTCCGTTCAGAACCCCTAATTCGTTCTGTCGCAGATAAGCGCCCCGCACGTCAATCAATTCCAGGTTCAACAGTAGTTCTACAGAAGTACGTTGACCTTGATGCAGCAACAGGAACACTAACAGAGACAGTTGACCCAGATGCAGTAGCACTGACAACACCAACCTCTGTCACAGTGACACTTAATGAGTACGGTAACGCAGTTCTAGTAACTCGCGCATTGGAACTCTTCTCACTTGCAGATGTAGACCCAGCAATTGCTAACATCATTGCATACAACCTAGCCGATTCTATCGACACAGTTGCAATGACAACTCTACGCTCAGGTTCAAACAACATCTACGCAGGTAACGCAACAGCAGTTGCTAACGTAGATGCAGCAGACACACTAGACTCAGCAGACATCCGTAAGGCTGTTGCTAAGTTGCGTTCTAACAAGGCTAAGGGCCGTCGTGGAAATGCATACTGGGTAGGTATTCACCCAGAAGTTTCACACGACCTTCGTGCTGAGACAGGCGACCTAGGATGGCGCTACCCACAGTCACAGTCTGCTTCAGAAGCAAGCAAGATTTGGGCTGGAGAAATCGGTGAGTACGAAGGCGCGTTCTTCGTAGAGTCATCACGTTTGTACAACGCTAAATCAGGTGCAAACCAGACAGCATTGACAACAACAGCAGTAACAGTTGCAGGAACATCAGCAGGATTTACATTCGGCGTTGCTTCATCATCTGTTATTGCATCTCGTGCAGAAGTTGGCGATGGAATTGCTGGAACAGGTATCGGTACATCTGCAAAGATTACTGCTCTCTCAACAACAGGTTCAACAACAACAATCACTGTAGATGTTGCTAACTCAGCAGCAGTTACAGTTTCAACAACTGTAACTGTAACACCAGTAACACGTGTCTTTGACACAATCGTTGCAGGTTCACAAGCAATGGCAGAAGCCGTAGCAGAAGAGCCACACGTAGTTATTGGTAACGTAACTGATAAGTTGATGCGTTTCCGCCCAATGGGTTGGTACGGCGTACTCGGCTTTGCAGTATACCGTGACGAGGCTCTATACCGAATCACATCAGGTTCATCAATCGCTGCTCTCTAGTAGTTAATTGACTGTAGGGCTGGGGCAACCCAGCCTTATGGTGAGTCCACTAAAGGAGGATGAATGTCTAACTGGTTATTTAAAACACCAACAGTTGAAGAAGGTCCTGCTGGCATGCATAGACTGTTTGAGTTTTATAAGTTGGACCGTGGTATATCTATTGTATTAAATACTAATGGACAATACCAACAGATTCGTTATCCACTTGATTCTGATTTGCCAACCTATCCTGTTGTTTATCGTGGTGGTTACAACTACACAGTAGATGATGTTACTAAGGCAGCGCTTATTGCTGGTGGTGTAGGAGTAACGGAAGCAAACTTTACTGAACTATGAGTCTACATCAGATACAAACACATCCTGAATATGTAGAAGGATGTTTTGGGTGCAAGGTAATGACCCTTGAACTAGGTACAGGTGATGCTGATTCTCGTCGTCAAAGACCACAGAGAGCGTTTAACCAAGAACTAAATGCTTACAATGAGGCTAGAGCACAGGGTATACAACCTGGCGGTACATCAATGCAAAAGATTCGTGAAGCCGAAAAGGCTTCCGAAGTATTAGGCAAGCCATACAACTCAAACACAATGCCTGATGCAAACAAAGTAAACAAATCAACCGTAGCGGTAATGAAAGAGATAGGACAAATATAATGCCAATGGTCGGAAAAGAAGAATTCCCATATACACCAGCAGGTAAAAAGGCTGCCAAAAAGGCTGCTAAGAAGATGGCTATGAAGAAGACTACAAAGAAGATGGCTATGAAAAAGATGGGCAAAAAGAAGTAAATGGCAAACCCTGTTAGAGGAGTTGTTAAGCGAATCAAAACGGTAGCCCGTGAAGTTCGCGATATTCCAACAGCACTAGGTACTGGCATTGCTGCTTCACAAGATTATAAGCAACGCGGTCCTGGAAATGCTGCTACCGCAAAAACAAATGCTAACGCCTCAGATAAAAACTGGGATAAGCAGTTAGCAGAAGTTGCTAGAGCAATTGTTAAAGGAAAGTCTGGCACACGCTCAGACAAGTTTGATTCAAAAGGTAAATACACAAAAGGATAATAATGGCAGACCCTAGACTAAAGCGAGCAGGAGTGTCAGGCTTTAACAAGCCTAAGCGCACACCAAGTCATCCAACAAAATCACATGTAGTTGTGGCTAAAGAAGGCGATAAGGTTAAAACTATTCGCTTTGGTCAGCAGGGTGTTACTGGCGATAGAAAGCCAACAGCCCGTCAAAAGTCCTTTAAAGCACGTCATGCCAAGAACATTGCCAAAGGCAAAATGTCAGCAGCCTACTGGGCGGATAAAGTTAAATGGTAGCAAAGAAAAAAACTAAATCTAAAGTTAATGCTGCAGGTAATTATACCAAGCCAGGTATGCGTGCCGCATTGTTTAAGAAAATTAAGGCTGGCTCTAAGGGTGGAGACCCTGGAGAATGGTCTGCTCGTAAAGCACAGTTACTTGCAGTTCAGTATAAGAAGGCAGGCGGAGGATACAAGTAATGGCTCTTGCTAAGTCACAACAGTCACTTAAGAAGTGGACTGCACAGAAGTGGAAAACTTCTGATGGTAAGCCATCTAAAGGCAAGAAAAGATATTTACCAGCAGCAGCATGGGCTGCATTAAGTCCTGCTGAAAAAGCAGCCACTAATAAAGCAAAGGCTGCTGGCAACGCAAAAGGTAAACAGTTTGTAAAACAACCAAAGTCAATAGCAAAGAAGGCTGCGAGGTTTAGATAATGGCAACAGGAGTAGCAGGTAGCACATTTGCTGACGAGTTAAATCGTCTTGCAAACGGTGGAACATACCCAACACCAGATGCATACCAGTCCGAACAAGGTGCAGCAAACAACTATGCTGACACTAATGGCTTAGGTATTATTGCAGCACTAAATATTAAAGCCAGTGCTAGCCGTCAGCCTAATAATTACAAGATGCTAAACGCTATCTGTAACGAACTAGCGGGAACTACTGGACTGTCAGCAGTTGTTGCACTAAGGAGCATAGACCTGTGACAACAACATTGACACAGATGATTGATGAAGTGCTTATCAATCTATCGGGTTACACATACCAGCAAGACCGCTCTACCTATCTTAGAACTGCGGTTAGTACTTTAACCTCACCAAGTACTGCACCTACAATCTTGTCTCTTGGAGACACTAGCAATGTAGGCAAAGGTGTACTTGAAATCGATGAAGAGTTGATGTGGGTTGATTCGTTTGACCGTGTTGGCAATACAGCAACAGTCGCCCCTTACGGGCGAGGCTATCTGGGAACAGATGCTGCTACTCATGCTGCGGATGTAAAGGTTACTATCTCACCTATTTTCCCGCGCTATGTTATTAAGAAGGCTATTAACGATACTATTGAAGCAGTTGGTTCTGCTATCTATGCAGTTAAACAAACATCATTTGTTTACAATGCAGCAGTAACAACTTATGAGTTCCAAGATTTAAACATAGAGAATATTCTTACTATGTCGTGGCAAGATATTGGTCCAACAAAAGAATGGATTAGAGTTCGTAGATGGACCTTTGACCCATTGGCCGATAGTGCAACATGGGGTAGCGGTTCACAAACTGTAACTATTCATGATGTTATTATTCCTGGTAGAACTGTTAAGGCTATGTATGCTACACACCCATTACCTTTTACAAGTAACTCACAAGATTTTTCTACACAGACTGGATTATCAAATACAGTTAAAGATGTAATTATTTTAGGCGCAGCCTACAGATTGCTGTCTTATCTTGACCCAGCCCGTGCTGCTCAGTACAGCCCACAGTCTGATGAGATTGATTCTAAGCGTCCGTTTGGTGCATCTAATACAGCGGTGCGTCAAATTTTTGGACTATATCAACAGCGTCTTAATGAAGAAAAACAAAAACAATTAACTCAGTACCCAACACGAGTTCACTACAGCCGATAGGAATATAAATGACAACTAGAAATTACTCCTCACGCTCTCAGCAATCTACGCTGACTAGCGCGGTTACTGCTGGTGCAACAACGATTGTTGTTCAGTCTGGGCCTGCGCTACTTGGCGGTGCAACCATTTCAGGTGGCACAACCTTTACTTTGGTTATTGACCCAGATACAGCGCTCGAAGAAATTGTAGATGCCACGGCGGTATCTACCAACACCTTTACTATTACCCGTGCTATAGATGGTTCCTCTGCCCAAGCCCACTCGGCTGGTGCAGTCACACGCCACATGGCTATTGGTCGTGACTACCGCGAGGCTAATGTTCATATTGAATCTACAACGGGTGTGCATGGTGCTACAGGAGCCGTGGTTGGCACTACAGATACCCAGACACTAACTAACAAGACCCTTACAGCCCCTACAATCACCAACCCAAGCATTTCTGGTGCAGGGGTAGATGCAAGCATTGTCTTTGAAGGTGCTACAGCAGATGCCTATGAGACTACCCTTACAGTGGTCGACCCTACACAGGATAACACAATCACAATGCCTAATACAACAGGCACAGTAGTTATTGCTACTGCAGTACAGACACTTACAAACAAGACTTTAACTAGCCCAACTATTTCTGGTTCTCCAGTAATTACTGGTCTATCTTCTGCAGGGATGTCAGCATCATCTGCGACTCCTAAGGATTACGTAGATAGCATTTTAGGTTCCGCAACTGCAGCAGCAACTTCCGCTGCAAGTGCAGCAACCAGTGCAGCATCTGCTGCTACATCTGCTGGAAGTTCAGAAACATCTGCAATTGCTTCGGCAGCATCAGCAACAACATCGGCAAGTTCTGCGACAGCAGCAGCAACAAGTGCTACCTCAGCAGCAGCCTCTGCCACAGCAGCGGCAACTAGCGCGACAAGCGCTGCAGCAAGTGCTACAGCAGCGGCTACATCAGCCACATCTGCAGCAGCAAGTGCAACGACTGCTGCTAACTCAGTAGCAACAATTGCAGGTTATGCAACCTCATCAGCCAACTCAGCAACTGCAGCAGCAACTAGCGCTACAAGCGCGGCTGCTTCTGCTACTGCAGCATCTACATCTGCAGCAAGTGCTGCAACATCAGCAACAAGTGCTGCCACATCTTATGATGAGTTTGATGACCGCTATCTTGGCTCTAAGACAACTGACCCAACATTAGACAATGATGGTAATGCTCTTCTTACTGGAGCGCTTTACTTTAACTCTGTCCTTAATGCTATGAAGGTGTATAGTGGTTCTTCTTGGGGATTAGTAGCACCTGACACATCTAACTTTATCCAAAAGACGGTACTCACTGCAAAGGGTTCAATTATTGCAGCAAGTGCTGCAATAACTCCAGCAGAACTATCAGTCGCAGCAACCAATGGTTATGTACTTAGTGTTAACAGCGCAACAGCGACAGGACTTGAATGGGCTGCACCTAACCCTGGAGACATCACAGCAGTATCTGCTGGAACAGGATTATCTGGTGGAGGCACATCAGGTGCAGTAACAGTAAGTCTTGACACATCATCTGTGTATGTAGTTCCATCACAGTCAGGACAGTCAGGTAAATATTTAACAACAGATGGAACTACATCTTCTTGGGGAACAGTTGCTGGTTACTCAGCACCAACTCTAGGTACAACAGTAGTAACATCTGGTGTAACAATTACAACAATTTCAGGTTTAACAGACATCGTACTCAACGGTCCAGGAAGTGTGGCAGACGAACTGACACTACTTCTTATGGGCGCACTCTAACAGAAAGTAGTAACTAATGGCTACAGTAACTAAGGCTCTTGCTAGAACAGCAGCAGCAACATCAAGCACAACCCTATACACAGTCCCATCGGCAACAACTGCAGTAGTAACAAATATTGTTGTTACTAATACAGCAGGAACATCAGGAACATTTACATTACTTCTTGATGATGTTTCTATTGCTACTACTGTTACAGTAGGTGCATACGACTCAACTATTATTGATATGAAACAAGTACTAGCAGCAACAAAAACTATTAAAGGATTAGCATCTGCTACAACAATTAACTTCCACATTTCAGGAGTGGAGATTGCATAATGGCTGTATACAAATTTAGTACTAATAGCCTTAAAACTCCATTAAAATATAGTTCTTGGCTTGCTGGTAATCCTGTGTTTGTACCTCCTACCGATTATCAATCTATTGCTACAACAACGGCTGGCACTTCTACCACAACTCTTTCATTTACTAGCATTCCTTCTACTTTCAGCCATTTGCAAATTCGTATTTCAGGTGGCAACGGTTCGGGTCAAAATGTAAGAATGCAATTTAATAGCGATACTGGATTAAACTATATGACTCATAGATTAAGTGCAAATAATGGAACTAGTGTTAGTTCTGGAGTTACTGGACCGTCTTGGGATTTTATTAACCTAGCAGGAAATGCTGGTTTGAATCAAAATTCACCATCAATAGTTGATATTTTAGATTACACAAGCACATCAAAAAATAAAACAGTTCGCGCTCTTACTGGCTGGGATAACAATGGTTCTGGTTATATTGATTATAATTCAGGACTATGGTTTGCAACTCCAGCAGCAATTACAAGAATAGATTTAACTCAAACTTCAAACTGGGCTAATGGAAGTACTGCAGCCCTATACGGAATTAAGGGGTAATAATAATGCCAGCAGGGTCAACATACGAACCAATTGCAACGCAGACTTTAGGCTCTGCTGCTGCAACAGTAACTTTTAGTTCTATTCCAGGCACCTATACAGATTTATTATTAGTTTCTACTGTAAGATATGTCATCGGCGGTGGAGAATCTGTTGTACAATGTCAAGTAAATAGCGACAGTGCTGGCAATTATTCTCGTACCCGTTTAATTGGTACTGGTTCTGCCGCAACTACTGACAGAAGTTCAAATAATACTGATTTTATAGTTGGTTCTGGTACAGATACTGCTAATGAATGGGCTGTAGGTATTGCTAATTTTATAAATTACTCAAACACAACTGCATACAAGTCAGTACTAACTAGAACAAATGTTACATCAAGTCGCGTTATGGCAATAATTGGTAATTGGCGGAATACTGCTGCTATAACTTCTTTTTTACTCGCTAACAATAGTGGTGGTAATTTTTCGGCTGGTTCTACCTTTACACTCTATGGAATTAAGGCGGCATAACTATGGCTAATACATATATTTTAATTGCATCTAACACTGTCGGGTCAGGTGGTGCAGCATCAGTCACTTTTAGTTCTATCCCTGCTACTTATACTGATTTAGTTTTAAAAGCAAGTACAAGGAGTAATGAAACAACTGGCGGAAGTGTTTGGGATTCACTATTGCTAAGATTTAATGGTTCTAGTACTAGTTATACAGATAGGTTACTAGGCGGAGATGGAACAAGTGCATTTAGTGTTGTCAATGTTATTCCAAGTTACTTTTTTTGTGGAGATATTCCTAATGCGCTAGTAACTTCTAATGTATTTGGTTCCACTGAAATAACAATTCCAAATTATACATCCGCTAATTACAAATCCATATCTAGTGATAGCGTTGAAGAAAACAATGCAACAACTGGACAATTAGATTTAACTGCAGGATTATGGTCAAATACATCAGCAATTACTTCTATTACTCTTTCAGCATCAGTCGGAAACCTTGTCCAATACTCATCTTTTTACCTCTACGGAATCAAAAACTCATAAGGAGAAATACAATGACAACACCAACAGCAATTGAAGTAAACTGTGCAACAGGCGAAGTTACAGAGCGCCCATTAACAGCAGAAGAGTTAACACAACGTGAAGTAGATGCAGCAGCATACGCTGTAGCGCAAGCAGAACGTGAAGCAATAGAAGCAGCAGCACAGGCTGCTAAAGAATCTGCACAGGCTAAGTTAGCAGCACTTGGTTTAACAGCAGAAGAAATCGCAGCACTATCTAAGTAACGGAAGCGGGGACGCAATGGCTAAAGTAAACAAAGGAACGCTAGCAATTGGCTGGTGTGACAACGGTAATACTGATGGTAAGTTCACAGAAGGTGTCGTTAGCGTAGCACTACAGTGCGCCAACAATGGTATCGAACTGACTCACAGTATGCGAGTACAAGGTAATCAGATTGGTAGACAACGCCAGGTTCTGTTTGACTATTGGGCTGACCAGATTAAGAGTGACTGGCTTCTATGGATTGACTCAGACATTGTAGTTAGCATGGAAGTAGTTGCTAAACTATGGGATGCTGCTGACAAGATTAACCGACCAGTAGTTAGTGGTACTTACTTTATCTCTAAAGAAAATGAAGGCACATTGGCTAAGCCATACCCTGCATTGTTTTATGATGTAGATGAGTTTAGTATCCAGCATGTACATCCACTACCAGATAATGAACTTATTAAAGTAGATAGTGCAGGCTTTGGTTTTGTGCTTATGCACAAGTCAATTATTGCACCTATGCGCGAAAAGTTTCCAGACCAGTCAATGTTTGCTGAACAAGAAAACGTTGGTGACAGATATGTAGGTGAAGATATTGTTTTCTTCCGTAAGATGCAAGCAGCAGGAATCCCATTACATGCACACACTGGTGCATTAGTAAAACATATTAAACGCTTTAGCCTTGACTATAGTTACTACGCACTGTACTGGGCACACGAACATTTAAAGAATAAACTTAAAGAACAACAAGACTAGGAGTCTAAGTGGCTAATCGTGATATTACCGAAGGTCGTGCAACGAGAGCCATTGCTGTCGATGTTGGTGTTGTTGCCACCTCTGCTATCTGGCAAAACACAGACATAGCCTATGACGTTGCCGTTGGTGGTATGCCGTTTATCTATGCTATTAGCGATGCTCGTCCATACATCCGTCAGACTGCACCATTTCGTAAAGAACAGTTTGATAATCAAACAGAACCAGGTGAGCAGTCGCTTACTGGTTGGTGGATTCGTAGTCAGATGTCCTTTCATGGTGGAGATGGCATAACATTTTTTGACCCAGCAGGTGCAGCAGCCAACTCTCCAGCACAGTACCGCTTTGCAGACAGCCAAGGGGTTAATGTATTTGAGCAGGGGCAAGTAACTTTACTTAAAAGTGTAGTTAATACACATCAAACTACTGGTCCAATTGTAGGAACAGACCATCAGCATGTTAATCAACATGTACGTTCTATTCAATGGTCTAATACTAATGGGGTATTATTACATGATGAGTTTGATGTAGACAAAATTTCGGCTAACGGTACAGTTACACATTATATTGACTACACTGGCGGAACAGATGAAAAAGTATATGCAATCTGCGATGATGGGGTTAATGCATACTGGGTAACTAATAAAGTCCAAGGTGGCTCAAACAAAATACATATGTTTAAGAAGCCATTAACTGGTTCATCGGCTAGTACTGCAGATGAAACACTTATGTTTACTGCTACTGGTGTAATTGTTTATGCAACTATGGAGTTTATTAAAGACCGTATTGTTTTATGTATTAACAATTCTGTTTATGAACTTGCTACTAACGCGTCTGCACTTCCTAGCCCAGTATATACTAATCCTAATACTAACTACCATTATACATCTGTGGCTGCTTCTGGTCCTGCTATCTACACTGCTGGACATTCTGGTATTTATTCTACTATCCAAAAGTACACACTATCTACCGCTGGTGTAATGCCCACCCTTACATCTGCTGTTGTTGCAGCCGAATTACCTGCTGGTGAAATTGTAGAAAAGTTATACTACTACCTAGGTTACATGATGATTGGAACTAATAAAGGTATTCGAGTTGCAACAGTTTCAGACCAAGACGGTTCTATTAACTATGGCCCTTTAATTGTAAAGACAACACAACCAGTTTATGACTTTGCTGGCAGAGATAGATTTGTTTGGTCAGCATCAGGCATAGGTGCTTTAGATGGCGGACTTATCCGCCTTGATTTAGGAACAGAAATAGAACCATTGCGTTTTGCATATGCAAATGATTTACAAGTACAACAAACAACAGAACACTACACAACAGGTGTAGCATTTCTTGGCACAACCAACAGACTTGCATTTACAACAGCATATAATGTTACAGATGGTGCAATCTATTTAGAATCAGCCACAGAATTAGTATCTAATGGCTACTTAACTACTGGTTATATCAGATACAACACACTAGAACCTAAAAACTTTAAGCGTCTTATTGCACGTGGAGATTATGAGTTTGGGTCTATGACTCTACAAACAATTACTGCTGATGGCACTGCCTTTGATGTCGTATCTTATGACTCATCAGTACCACCAGTTGAAGTAACTACATCTAATCCACAAGAAGCACAGGAATATTTATCCTACAAGTTTATATTGTTTCGTGATGGTACTGACTCAAGTAAAGGTCCTGTTATGGAGGGCTATCAGGCAAAGGCTTACATTGCCACACCGCGTCAAAGAATTATAAAGTTTCCTGTCTATTGTTATGATGTAGAAACAGATAAGTACAATGTACTAACGGGATATGACGGAAGAGCATTTGACAGAATCTCACAACTAGAATCTGTCGAACAAAACGGTGACGTTGTTACATGGCAAGATTTAACCACAGGTGAATCTCGTCAGGCACTCATCGAGCAGGTCTCATTTACTCGACTCACTCCACCTGACCGTGGCTTTAATGGTTATGGTGGCATCATTGATATCACGATAAGGACTGTGTAATGCAAGCACAAGACTATGCAACCGTTGCTGTTGCTGTAATGACAATTGTAGGTGGCTTTGCCGCAGCGGTACGCTGGTTAGTTAAGCATTACTTAAACGAACTTAAGCCTAATGGTGGTTCATCAATTAAAGATTCAGTTAAAAGATTAGAAGACCGTATAGATGACTTATACCGATTGATTGCAGAGAAATGAGTAACGATGAAACCTGTTGTCAAGAGAGCCACACCTGCCGCTATTGCTGTCCTTCGACAAGCCACAGCGATAGCGCCATCTCGTATGAAAGCATCCGATGGGCTTCTGCCGTCGAACGCTCATCTCAAACAGAGTCCAACCAGCGACCATAACACTGGGCTTGCAGTTGACTTAACACATGACCCTAAGAATGGAATTGATTGTGCTGACATTTTTGAAAAACTTAAAGAAGATAAGCGGGTTACTTACCTCATCTTCAAAGGCAAGATATGGTCTAAAGAAAAGGCTAAACAAGGAAACAGACAGTACACTGGGAGTAATCCTCATAACAAGCATCTACATATTTCTATTGATGCTGCTTGCTCTGCCGATACTTCTCCATGGTTTTGGTGGTTAAACCAACCAAAGATTATTAGTCAAGTTATTGCTAAAGTAACTCCAGTACCTGCTAAGAAAGCATATACAAAACAAGTTTGTACTTGCTGCAAATTGCACAGTACAAAATCCTAATCCCCTAGGAGGAAATGATGGAACAATTCAAGCAACTCGGACTAACATGGTTTCGTGCAGCAGCAGCATCTGCTGTAGCACTATTCCTTGCAGGAGAGTCAGACCCTAAGACCTTAGTAATGGCAGCAGTGGCTGGCTTTGCTGGTCCATTACTCAAGTGGCTAGATAACTCTGCCCCAGAGTTTGGTCGCGGTTCAAAGTAGTACCCATTTAAGGGGCTTAGCAGCCCCATAGAGACAAAAAGCCCCCAGAACTGGTATTTCTACCAGCACTGGGGGTCTTTTTGTTATTTACGCATTGTATTTATAATGTCTTCAATCTTAATAAGGTAGCCCTTACTAGGATTCGGAGGTATGTTGCAAGTAATGGCTCTTCCCCTAGCCGTTACTACCTGCTTCAGTACTTCCGTTGGCACTATAAAGGTTGCCCCCTCCAGCACAAAAGCCCAGTATGCAGCCTTAGTACTGGACAACCCTGATAGGTACCAATTCTCGTTATTGTGTGACCAGCAAACTGTTTCAATATATACATTGCCAGTTTCTTTCCATCTTAAATCTGTCTTAACTTCTACTGTAGCACCACCTGTTAGGAGTTGTTCTACTAATCCTTCTCCTTCATGTCCCTTTGCTAGGTCTAAGTCGAAGTCTGATAGTTTGCTCATGGGTATCCTAAGTATAGTGGCTTGGCTATGATGTTTAATTTTCTTCTTAGTACTTTGCGTTCGTGTTCTGTGGTTCCACCCCAGTATCCGAGCACACCATTCTTAAGTGAGTAGTCTAAACATTGTTGTTTAACTTCACAGTTGTTACAGATTTTCTTAAGCATATTAACTTCTCTGTATGTACCGCTACCATCTGGTACAAAGAACTCCTCTGACTCTACACTTCTGCAGTTGGGTGTTCCTTGCCAATCTGGATACTCCATCTATCCTCCTGTTGAGTAGAAGCCTGGGCCATTAAACTTGACCGCTGGTGCTGACCATATACGCTGCATGATTTCACCACAAGTTGTGCAGGCTGGGGGTACATTCTCACTTACTTCAATTACATCTGAACAACAATTACATTTGAAATCAAACAGTGGCATTAGTTAAACTCCTGGCCCGTTGGGTGAGGGAGTGTGACCATAGACCCACAGTTAGCGCACTCTCCATCAAGGAAATAAAAGCATATTTCACCTTGGTCAAATGCAACAAGCGCATGAAATATATCCCCTCCACATACGCAAACATCTCCAATAGATTCTCCTCGCAAATCCATAGCGTGTGTGTAATCCGTTGGGTGTAGTAACTCTCTGATTTCTTTAGCAACACTATTCTCCTCGTTCGTCATCATCTGCCTCTACTAAATCATCATCAGGCTGTGGCTTCCATCCGCCTAGGTTTCTAATTAGAGATGCAATAGTTCTTTGGACCTTCATCCGTGCAC